AATTGACATTTATTAACTTCATCATCATAGAAGCCAACTTCTAGTGCTATGCGAATAACGTCTTCTCTATTCATATCAACCTTCGTAAGCAGCTATTTTGGCTTCGTCTGCCTGTTCCAAGATGTGTTTTGCAAGACGCATACAACCCTCAATCTCTAATTCTTTAAACTGCTGGTCAGTAAAGATGCCCATGACGTTACGTCCTTCAAACCAGACTTCATCAATGTTCTCGTTGTAAGTACCTTCTTCGTCACGCTCGTATTCCATCACGACAGTAACGATTACAGAGCCTTCACCAGTTGTTGTGTCAAATTCGTATTTCATTTTCTTAATCCTTAATAAGTGCTTTCGCCCCATCCTGTTTCTTGCAAAACACGCAAGTCAGGAGTTAAACGAACACGATTGCCAAGTTCATCCCAACCCCAAGCAATTGCATCTGTAACAACTCTGATTTGACGCACTTGATTTGTTTTGTACATTGAGTGGCTAGATGGAACACAAGCAGCCAAATTAGTAAGTGAATTTGTTTTAGCAGTAGCCAAAAAATCCATCATTACCATGTTTTGCTTGGCAGTAAGTTTTGTGTATTTCGACATGACTTAATCCTTAAAATTACCCTTGCGAATTGCTAGGGCTGACGTAAGTATAGCAAACTAAACAAAGTATTTACTAGGTGTTTATACCTACTCTGTAGTTTTTACGCCAAGACGCTCACTAGCTTGCTCAGACCGCCATATGTCCGCCTTCATCTGGGCAGCAGTCAGCATCCACTTTAAGGTTTCCTCTTTTTCAATGGCAATCATTAAACCTTTAAGCAAATCAGCATACTCAATGTGGGCATAGGCTTCACGCTCTTGGGCAACCGCAGAATCTATCCCTCTGGCTAACGCATCCTTCATCAGCAGAGCCTTCTTGGTTTTACGGAACTCCTCTAGGTAAATTCTTTGTGCTTTAGCTTCCGCATATTTGCATGAATTCTCAATGATGTATTCAATGGCTTTATAGGGTGCTTTCATTTGACAACTTTCAACATTCGTAATGCGCTCTCTGGGCAATCTATTCTCGCCAAGGTACTACCAGACCAATTCTCGAAAAAGTCAGCTTGTAGCTTCGTTAAACGCTTTTTAGAGTCCGTTTTAATCTCCACCAGAAAGGTGTGACCCTTGTAGCCAACCAGTAGGTCAACTGGTAAGCCAATAATCCAGACGTATGCACCTGCACCACGCAAGGCAGAAACTATCTGGTCTTGGTTAGCATCAACTCTTGCTGCTCTCCTCATAAAAGTTTTCCTTCTCTCATTTGTGCCATGTATGCTCTGATTCTGTCTCTTGCGCCAGAGCCATAAATTCTTTCTGCTCTTTCAAGCCTTGCTCGAATCAAGTCTGCATTTTTGCTTGCTTCCCAATTGCGATAAAGTTCACGAGCCTCAGACTGCTCTAGCTGAACCCTATCGTTTGGGCTTTCTATGTTTCGTCTGGAGTACATAAATCGCCAGTTAGTTCTAGGGCTTGGTTTATCAGGTGTATCGGAAATGGTACGCCTTCACGCACCTTATCCAGTAGTCGCATAGCTTGGTAATGGCTCATACAAATAAAAGTTGTTGTGTTTTGACAGAAGTGCCAGAGTCGTATCTTGTAGTTTCACCTTTTGGATAAGGTTGAATTTCATATTTCAGCAAATCAGTAAATTTTTTCTTTTGAAATTTGTTTCCGCATATAAAAATATATCTATGCTTTTGACTTCTTTCAGAATAATAAAAATCGTCTTTAAATTTTTCTTTCAAAAGTTCTAGCGTCATGCCCTGAGCCAAATGTCTGTTGTGTTTATGCTCTTGGCCTTTGATGTTCCAATTAGTTCTCTTAACGCTCAATCCTAAATAAATAAAATTACACGCTTGGTAAACATATCCAACATGACCCTGACCTGTATCAGCGTAAGAAATTACTATTGTTGGTTTTGGCAATAGCTTCATAGAATTTGCAACTAAAAAAGATGCTTGGTTTTTGTCGTTGTTTAACAAACACAATCTATTTAATTCAATAACAATAGCTTCATGCTCTTTTCCACAAATACCTCTAGCAACCATTGGTGAACCTGCAAGACCATAAGTTACAACTCCAATAAGTTTGTCATCCTCATACAAGCCAAAGGCGTACATAATCATTGGCAGTCTTTTTGCATAGTGCTTTTCAAGTAACCAAGGCTCTGCTTCAAACGAATTGATAGGTAAGACTTTCATGCTCTACTCCTTAATTGCGCCATCTTTGCTAAAACTTCTAAAGATGGAGGAACTGCCTTTTTGTCATCAGCTTTAATTTTCTCAAGCGCAGGGTCAGGCTCATTCTTAGACGCAACTGTGAGCCTTACAACATCGTAGGGATTTTGTTTAGGTGCGTTTGTGCTTCTCACCCAATTACGCCAAGTAGCAAACCAATCCAGCTTCACGCCCTTCTGACCTGCTTGGGCTATCCAATAATCCTTGAACTGGTCAAATGTTTTGACAGGACTAAGTTCTGGTCTTGTCTGCTGGCAGAAATCTTCCCATTCTTTTGGAAAACTAAAATCAGAAGCGAGGCGTTTGCCGAGTGTCTTCTTCTCTATTGGTTCTTGGTTAATGGTTAGTGGTTTATGGTTAGGTGTAGCTTCGTTAACGACTTGTACACGCTTCGTGCTGTTCTCTCTACGCTTTGCTTCTCTTTCATCAGCAATTCGTTTGTTAGTGTCAGCATTTTTATGGTAGTGCAACAACTCTTGAAGTATCCTGTCTTGCACATAACAGCCCTCTTTGTCCAACTCAAAGAACCTGCTTAAAACAAACTTGACAGCCTCAACTTCAGCCTCTGTTGAAGCCCAAGTCCATTCAAGTGCTTGCTCTAGTGTTGGGAAGACTTCTCGGTCATAACACGAATCAATAAGAAGCGTGTACGCTCCGTGTTGGAGCATTGTCAAACGTCCAGCTTTCTTGGCATAGTCGCCAAGATTTCTCTTGTAGTAGTGCATACAATTTCCACTTTATAAGCCACTTAAAAGCAAAGAAACTGCGGCAGGGGAAAAAGTGGGAACCCTTTTCGGCAGGATAATTACTCCCTGCCTAGCCGTGTTTCAAATCATTGTATCAAATAAATTGATTGTTTGTAATATCTTGTGAAAACGATTTACCAAGCAATCTTTTAGCTTGTGCGTTCATTACCGCATATTCAGCCTTAGAAAAGATACCTCTGGCATTACGAATGTCGAATGGATTTAGCTTGTCGTAAGGCTCATCATTGGCAGCTTCGTTAGCCACAATCATGTGTGGCTCTAGGGTGTACTGAGAAACCCAAGAACGTCCCATCTTAATTTTCCCAATTTTTAATTTCTTCTTGTAACTCATTTTTGTGCAACAAGCTGCAATAGACAATCTTGGTATGCCTGTTAAATCCTCTAGTTGGTAGGATGTAAGTGGGCCGTTTTGTAATGCTCTGATAACTGCTTCTTGTGTCATTTGAACCACTCTGGTCTGAGTTCTTTTAGTTGATAAATGCGTAGTTTAGGGATTGTCTTCCAATGGTTAACAGCAGCCCTTGTGATACCTAATATTCTAGCAAGCTCACTCTGTGAGCCAGCAAGTGTGATAGCTTTTTTTATGTTCATAACACAAGTATAGCAAAGTTAACAATAAACAACACTAGGGAAAATACCTAGAAAATAATTGTTGACCTGCTTGTTTAGTTTGCTATACTCCAGTCAGCCCACAACAAAACGTAAGTGGGTATTTTTAAGGAAATCAAAATGAAAAGTAAGATTATTCAGACGCTAGTTGAGTATGTGTTAGCCATCGTTATTTTTGGCGGTATCGGTGTACTACTGGCTTGGAGAGGTTAATGAACACACACTACCTAACCCATGTCCGTAAGATATTCCGCACCTACGATGCCCCTCCAGAGGTCATTAGAAGCTACCAAAAGCAATGGGTGAAGTCAGTACGCCAGTTGGGTGACAAATGGCTTGTAGCAAAGCCTATCGAAAGAATCCAATGATTACAAGACAAGACGCAATCAAGGATTTATCGCATGGTGACTACTGCTGCTACTGCACAGAGCCTAAAACATCTGGCTCATGCTGTGGAGAAAATCACTTCGTACCTTTCGAGGATTTATACGATGAAGACAAAGAAGCAATGATTGAAGAATATTTAAGTAAAGGAAAATAAAATGGTACACAAGAAACTAATGGCAGCACGAATCATGTTGCAAAACGCACCTTTAAAGAAGTCTGGTCACAACAAGTTTGCTGGCTACAGTTACTTTGAACTTGGTGACTTTATCCCCACGATTAACCAAATCTTTAA